TTACCCATTGGCGCGGCTTAAGAGCTTATTTTTGAATTCACAATGGTCACGATATAACCATCTTGCTCGCCCGTGGATAACTTTGGCTTTTGGCAGGTCGCCGGACTTAATCCGGTCGTAGATGAAGGTTTTACCGAAGCCAGTATCGGCCATGATGAATTTCAAATCAACCAGTGAATCAGGCTGTAGTTCGTGTTGCATGAGTGCTATCTCCGAATAGGGAATCGAACCTGCAAATCAGGCAATAAAAAACCGCCATCAGGCGGCTTGGTGTTCTTTCAGTTCTTCAATTCGAATATTGGTTACGTCTGCATGTGCTATCTGCGCCCACAGCATCCAGTGGTCATAGCAGTCGCTGATGTTCTCGGCTTCGATAACCCTGTCGAATGGCTCTCCATTCCATTCACCTGTGACTCGGAAGTGCATTTATCATCTCCATAAAACAAAACTCGCCGTAGCGAGTTCAGATAAAAGAAATCCCAGTGAATGCGAGGATTGTTATTCACCTTTGACGGCAAGTTGCAGGTTAGCCACGACCTTCCTCCTTTGGCTTGTGAATTTGTATCGTCATGCCGCTTTGAGTGGTGACTACAATGACAGAACCAGGCTGAAGGCTGTTAAGATTGAATGCTTCGTAAAACGAATCCAATGCCAGTGCTTTTTTATTCTTTCTGTTCCACCAACGCCATCCCTTGCTACAGGCTACACTGACAATCCACTGTCCACTCCTGTAAGCCATATAAAACCAGATGAGCAAAACCTGAAGGAATGCTATCCAGTCAATGATCGTATATTTCGCGAAGGAGTCCATCACTTCACCTCCTGCGCCGTTTTGATGATTGCTGCCAGACAATTCTTGCAAGGAACAAGCAGCGTTCCCTGCTCAATGCTCAACAGCGCGTGCTGAGCATCCTGAAACAACCAGTCTGAAAATTGTGGCGCATGTCCGCACCACGTTTCTATTTCATGCTTTGCAAGTTTAACTCCCTCTCGATAGTCATATTTGATGATGTGCTTGCTCACGACTTCACCTCCTGTTTCGGCGCTGCTGGCATTTCACGCCAGTGCGTAACTGAGTGCGGATCCGGATATTCGGTGCCATCATCCCAGCGATTGCCATTCCACATTGCAGACCACATCTCACCGTCTTCATACATGACCATTACCTGAAGCAGCACCCCGAGCTGTCAATCGACTTCATTAATCGCTACGGATATCTTCCATCTTTGGGGCAGTAAATGGCTAATTACCGTGATTTGTTAGAGCAGGCTGGCGCACGTTACGGTGTGCCAGAAGGGTTGATGACTGCACTGGGTGCCAAGGAGTCTTCTTACAACCCTGCCGCAGTAAGCTCCGCCGGGGCTGTAGGATTGACTCAGGTCATGCCTGGGACATGGCGTGATATGGGTTATACCGATGAGCAAATGCAAAACCCCGAATATCAGGCTGACGCTGGCGCGCGCTATCTGGCAAAGATGTACCAGCAGTTTGGTAACTGGCGTGACGCTCTTCAGGCTTATCACGACGGTCCCGGCAACGTTATGAAGGCAAAGCGTGGTGAATATACGCCAGGACCTGAAGGCCGCGGTTACGTTGATGATCGCTTTGCTCAATGGGCGGGTGACCCGGTGACAGACTCAACAGTCGAACAGCGCGCCACCTCTGCAAAGGTACATCCTCAGCAAGACCCTAACAACCCGTTTGCACAACTGGAAGCACAGTCATCCGAACAAGTATCGGCATCAGGCGTGCAGTCAGACCCAAATAATCCATTTGCTCAGATTGAGCAGCAGGCAGCCAGTCAGCAGCCACCTCAACCCGTAAGTTCTGTCGCACCGAAACCTGTTCAGCAGCAAGGCGGAATAATGTCTGACCTTGGTAATGGACTTGCTGAAACCGGGCGCGGCTTACTACAGGCAGGAATCAACGTAGCGAACATACCTGCTGAACTCACTGATGCTGTAACAAGCGCGGCGGCTTGGGCTGGAGGTAAACTCGGCATTGGCGATGGTACATATCAACCAGCACCACGAGTAACAACGCAGGGATTAGAGCAGGACTTTGGCCTTCAGCAAGGCGCGCTGACTCCACAAACGACAGAGGGAAGGGTATTTGCTGAAGCATTGCCTTACCTCACTCCTGCTGGCGTTGAGAGAGCGGCAACACAGGCACCAACACTTGCTGGTCGAATTGCTCAGGGTGCAACTCGTCTTCTAGCAGAAAACGCAGTTGGATCACTTGCTGCAAACAGTGCGAAAGATGATGCGGAAGCACTCGCCACCGATTTAGGCGTTGGTGTGCTGGCTGGCGGTGCTATTAACGCTGCCGGACGTGGATTAGGTGCTGCTTATCGTGGTGTTCGTGGTTCGATAGCACCAGAAGCTCAACAGGCTATCAGGTTTGCAGAGCGTGAAGGAGTTCCTCTGCACACCACAGACCTGTTACAGCCTACTTCCCGCGTCGGGAAAATGGCGCAGACTACAGCAGAAAATATCCCCCTGGCTGGCACAAGCGGAATGAGAGCAACGCAACAGGAAGCGAGAAGCCAGTTGGTGCAGAGATTTGCCGATAAATTCGGTGAGTATGATCCAGCGGTTGTTATTGACAGCCTTAAAGCGAAAACATCAGGAATTCGTCGTGCCGCCGGTAATCGACTGGAGCAGGTTCAGAATGCTATGGCTGGAGTAAACATTCATCCTGCGCGAGCAATTCAGCAGATTGATACAGAAATATCTAATCTGCAGAAGCTTGGTAAGGTCGCCGATAACGAGACTATTTCAAAACTTCAGTCCTATCGTGATGAGCTTGTTCGCAATGCTGGTCCTGATGGTCCGGTAAATCTGGATTTGAAGCAATTAAGCGATCTGCGCAGCCAGTTCAGAATGGACGTGAAGGGGGAACGACCAGTGTTGCCAAACCGTTCCGATGCTGCCATTCAGCGCGTTTACAAGGCGATGACAGACGATATCAATGGTGCCATTGGTCAGAATCTTGGCAACGATACTCTCCGTAAATATCAGCAGGCCAATGCCGTCTACGCTGACGAAGCGGCGAAACTAAAGAATACCAGGCTGAAGAATGTTCTCATGAAAGGCGACCTGACACCGGAAGTTGTCAACAACATGCTATTCAGCAAGAACAAATCGGAAATTAAGACGCTGTATAACTCAGTTGGTCGTGTTGGCAGGGCGCAAATGCGCAATGGCATCATTGGAAAGGCGATGGAGAAATCTGGCGGATCCCCTGACCAGTTCCTTCGGCAGCTTAACATCCTGCAAAAACAGACTGGCATCACATTTAAGGGGCAGGACGCTGCTTATCTGAAAGGATTAAAAAACTACCTGCAATCCACGCAGCAGGCTGCAAAAGCGGCAGTAACAACACCCACAGGGCAGCAAACTATCCCGTTCATAATTGGGTATGGGACGGCAATGAACCCGGCGACAACTGGCGCAGCAGTAAGCTACGGACTTCTTACTCGCGCCTATGAGAGCGAGCCATTCAGAAATGCAATGCTCCGAATGGCAAACACCCCACGCGGTTCAACAGCGTTTGAGAAAGCCATGCAGCAGGCACAAAAGGCAATTAACGCTATGATGCAGGGGGCTAAGTCTGATGCGTTGTCAGAATAGCTTTTCAAACACCATGAACGTGCAAAAACCAAATATGTAGAACGCGAGGTTTATCGTATCCCTCTGCATAGGCGATACCTTTGCTGATTGTTATCTGATGTTACTGCTACTGTTGCATGTGACTGTATTTCCAAACCCTGAATTGCAGTTTGTGTAAGTGTCAACTCGTGTTGGATATGGTTGAGTTATAACAGGCTGTCTCGCTTTTTGCTCGATCGCTTGCATAGTGTTTACAGCCTGATAATTCAATAAAGCCTGCTGGAATGCTTGGCTTTGCGCTATTTGTTGGGCTTGTTCTTGGCTTTGTAATTGAACATAAAGATTCTGAAGCTCAAGTCTTGCCTGCGCGTCACTTATCTTGCCATCATCGACACCTTGCCCGAGCATCTTCGCAGCAAGGACATATAACTTAGGTGTTGGTGCTGATGCCATGCGTGAGTCGCTCTTCACGCTAGCATCAAGGCAATTAGCCATATCGCTAAGCTTTGGATAGCGTTGTTCGCAACTTGCCTGATAGTCGCTAATCTTTGCACACCCTGCCAGCAGAAGCGGGATAATTAACAGTGATTTTTTCATATGATTAACTCTCCTTATCTTTGCCATCATGGCACTGTTGGGTGTAAATGAGTTATTAACTCAATCGACAATATCTTCACGAAAATACTTTTTATTATTAAGATCTTTCTGATTCTAACAAAACGGAAAGTAATATGAAGAGGATTATCGGCGTCGTTGCTGGCGTTATCATGTTATCTGGGTGCGCAACTATTGTTGGTGACGAAACACAGCTTGTGCAAGTGAACAGCAATCCTTCCGGTGCGAGCTTTAAGGTAAAAGACGAATCAGGCGTGATTGTTGCGCAAGGTAAGACCCCGCAAGGAGTAACTCTTGCCAAGTCAGATGGTAGTTATTTTGGCAAAAAGAGCTACCAGATCACTATGGAGAAGGATGGGTACGAACCAGTTACCATGCCAATAAAAGCCAATGCTAATGGTTGGTATATTGGTGGAAACCTTGTGTTTGGTGGGTTAATTGGTTGGCTTGCTGTAGATCCATTTAATGGTGGGATGTATACCTTGAAGCCTAAAGAGGCAAATGCATCCCTTATACCGTCCACAAAGCAAGACTAATAAATGGAACCCACCATCAGGTGGGTTTTTTGTACAAATCCTTCAGCGTATCAAACACCATCTTCTTAACAAGTTCAGACTGCTCATCAGCGATGCGTTCCGCATCGTCTCGATAGCCTGAAATTTTGGATGGCTTTGATACAGCATCAGTCACTATCTGAACTAATTCTGAATTAAGAGAGCGGCCATTGGATTTGGCTCGCTGTTTTAGTTTTTCCTTTAATTCGTAAGGTAGCCGCAGATTAAATTGCGGGTCATCTCTTCCCATTCTTGATGCCTCACTTTTGTAAGTGGATCGGCATCATATGATCTACTGGTTATATCCACAATAAGACCACTGTGGTCTCAATGACGCATTGCCGTAGCCACGCTGCGGCGTTTCCTTCTATCTGGAGCAAATTAAATGACAGACATTACAGCCAATGTTGTAGTAAGCATGCCTTCGCAACTCTTCACTATGGCGCGTTCTTTTAAAGCGGTTGCCAATGGTAAAATTTATATCGGTAAAATTGACACTGACCCGGTAAATCCTGAAAACCAGATTCAGGTTTATGTGGAGAATGAGGATGGTTCTCACGTTCCTGTTTCGCAGCCAATCATCATTAACGCCGCTGGTTATCCTGTATATAACGGACAGATTGCCAAATTCGTGACAGTTCAAAGCCATAGCATGGCTGTGTATGATGCATATGGAGCACAGCAATTTTACTTCTCCAATGTCTTAAGATATTCACCAGATCAGCTAAGATATGATCTTTCACAGCCAGATGGCGCGAAATTAGTAGGATTTAAAGACACCAATGTATACGATGCAATAAGCTCAATAAGCGTAGATTTCTCAGCGCTTGGAGAGTCAAATGGAGCCACCTTGGTTGGCTATAGGGACAGCACCGTTTATACAGCTCTTGATAGATTATACAGATCGTTAGGAGGCGTGATTATATCTCCTCAATGGAAACCAGTTGCAGGATCATCAACTATAAGCTTTTCTGGCGGTCTTTATTCTTTTAATGGCGTTAGTGTTATTGGTCAAAATCAGAATGTCACAACAACATCAAGCACAATATGTATTGTTGTTAAATCAGACGGAACATATGAAGCGCGTGACAGATATCCATTTGACGGCTCGCTACTTATTGCTCATATTAAATCAGGGACTCTTATAGAATTAATTGGCAATGCAAATAAAAGTGCTTTTGGAATTGCCGGATGCCCATCATCAATACCATGGTTTCCAGGTGAGCTGAGAAGAATAGAAGAGCAGATTCCAATTTACTGCGCACTTCGTTCTGATGGCACGCTTAGATATTGGACTGATTATGATGTGGCTGTGAAGAAGGCATCCAGCGGGACAACATATTATGTGGACTGCACTAACGGTAGTGATACGACTGGAGACGGCACGCAGGCTAAACCATTCCAGCGTATAAAATATGCCATTGAGAAAACCCCGGCAGCAAGGACAATCATGATAAAAGGCGGGATGGAATATACCCGTGATTTTACATGGAATGTTAGCGTAGTTGACCGCGAGCTCGATTTCATCGGATACGATGGAACACCAATTCTGAGCACTGTTGAACCGGCTGCAACGTGGGCGGCACAGGGAAGCGCTGGCGTATACCAGTACACAGGTAATCTTGTTCTAAACGTTGTTGACTATGCCAATCTTGATAGTTATGGACATGCTCAGGTTCTAACTCCCGTAGCCAGCCTTGCCGACTGCGTTTCAACACCTGGCTCATCCTATAAAACAGGGAATACGCTGTATATTCATCTTTTTGACGGGCGAGCTCCTGATTCTAATTCACGGCTTGTTCTTCAATTGACTAATGGAAGAATTCAGGATAATAGCAAAGTTTATATTGAAAATATTCACTTTAAGGACAGCTTTAGGGGGTTTCAGGCTGAGGTTCAAACGGCGGGTAAAAAAGGATACTTATATGCAAAAAATTGTATATTTGATTTATCTGTGACAAGGAATGCCTTTAACTCTTTAGGTGTAAACTGTATTATGCAGAATTGCACTGCTCAATACGGGATGCAGGACGCATTTAACTATCATGCCGATCAGAATGGTCTTGGGATAAAGCCGTGGTTTATCGAAATTGGTTGTACTGGCCGTTGGAGTGGTTTTGATAATTTACCAAATAATAACGGCTCTACCGCTCATGACGGAACTGTAGGGATACGTTTGAACGGTGAATACTACGGAACGTTTGGCCGTGTAGTTCACGATGTTCATGATGGCACGGTTACAGCTAACTTTGGGTGTTACTCGCATGATAGTTCAAGGGCAGACTTTATCGGTGGCGCCTGCTTTACTGCTGGGCAAGGATCCGACTTAACTGGTAAAGCAAAGTTATATCTTTATGGATGCAGCCATGGGGGACCTAACGCGTCAATTACAAAAGATGGTTTGAGTGAGGTGTGGATTTTCGATACTCCCATAGGGGCTAATGCACAATATACCATCGCTTCTCCTTACACTTTTATTCAATAAAATGATTGACTGTTGATTAACGCAAACAATACTGTATATAAATACAGTTTTGTTTGGTAAGAGACATGATCAGACGTAACGCCATCGCGGAGGCTTTCAGAGCCTCCATTTCTATAAATCCTAAAGGTTATCAATACCTTTACACTGATTCTTTCATCTCCGAACTACAGCGGAGGGGTATCCATTTTTCAGAAGAGGAGGCTAACAACTGGATATCAAGAGAGCAGACGTACTTTGTCGACAAAACGGCAGAGCATAGCGAAAACAGGCTGTGGATGATGGCCAACATGGGGAGGGTCATCTGATGGCGTTCCCGTCTCCGGCGTCTGACTACGTTGAGCAGCGTCTGTCTGTTAACGCGATCTGCAATGTAGGCCCAAACACGCTAGTTTTCGAGCGGTCTGGCGGTTACGTTGTGTTGGATATCTCCCTGAAACCAAGGCAGGGTAGTCAGGTTCTGATCCAGCACGGCGGCGGGACGGAACTTGCCACGTTGAGAGGGCGGTCGCTGATAACCGAAGACGGCGAAGCGATTGAAGGCGAGGCCCTGGATGATATCACTGTCGCCGGCGTGGTGACACACACCATCATCGATGTGAGAAGTGACAGCGTAGCGGTATAAGGCAGGCTTTTTATGTGGCCTGCCGCTTTTGATTACTGTGTCTTTTCGTCCAGCCAGTCCGCCCACCACAGCATCATTTCTCTGCGCTTATCGAGATACTGAGCATGGTTGTAAATCCCACGCACAGATCCGCCGTTGGCATGTGCCAGTTGCACCTCAATAGCGTCAGCAGGCCATTCGTGCTCGTTCATAATCGTACTGAATTCATGCCTGAATCCGTGACCGCTTTCCAGACCCTCATAGCCGATTTGTTTGATCACAAGTAGCACCGCGTTCTCGCAGATTGGCTTCTTCTTATCGTTGCGTCCGGCAAAAACAAACTCTGACACTGGTTTAGTGATTGAGCTTAGCGTAGTGAGAAGTTCAACCACCTGGTCTGACATAGGAACCACATGAATTTTGCGTCCCTTCATCACATTGGCGTCGATGGTGATAATCCTGTTTTCAAAATCGACGTTCTTCCATTGCATGGAACGAAGCTCTTTCGTTCTTAGGGCTGTATAGCGTAAAACCTTGGTGGCAATGAGCGATACGATACTTCCTGAAAATGTTGCTAGTGCTTTATTGAATGCCGGGATCTGGTCTGCAGGAAGAAACGGGAAGTTCTTCTTGCGGTATCCCTTCATGGCGTCAGCAAGGTCAGGTGCTGGGTTATATTTAGCCCTTCCGGTGACAATAGCGTAACGGAAAACCTCGCCGCATCTTCTGCGGGCTTTGTTGGCTCGCTCCATTGCACCGCGATCTTCAAATCTGCGGATTACTTCCAGCAGTTGCATCGGCTCAATATCCTGAATCTCAAGACCGCCGATGATGGGTAAAATGTCGTCATCAAACATTTTGGCAAGTTCAGTTGCATAGCCTACTGACCAGACTTGCTTCTTGTGCTCGTACCATTCCTTGTAAATCGCACTAAATGAATTGTTGTTAGACGAAGCCTTTTTCGCCTTTACCGGATCGATGCCAACCGAGATGTCTTTCCTCGCAGTCCATGCCTTATCCCTTGCCTCCTGCAAAGTCATTAGCGGATATTTTCCTACGGTCAGGATTTTCTCCTTACCGTCAATCTTGTAGCGAAGCTGCCAGACCTTTTTTCCGGATACAGGGACATAAAGGTACAGACCATTACCATCGAGTAGGCGGTATGGTTTTTCTTTCGGCTTTGCTGCTTCAATCTGCTTAACGGTGAGCATGGGTAAAAATCCGGTGGGTAAAATTATTTTATCCACTTTTTACCCGTCATGGAGTGTGGCTGTCAACGATCTGACGCGAACCATTACGAACTGTGAATATACGGAAGGCTTGATGTTCAGGGGATTTTGCGGACTGGTACGGATGGGAGCGAACTGATAAATGGTGTCCCCTGCAGGAATCGAACCTGCAATTAGCCCTTAGGAGGGGCTCGTTATATCCATTTAACTAAGAGGACAATGCGGCATGAGTATACCCGCTAATGGAGTGCGGGGTAAGTACGCTGCCGCTCGATTGCTTAAACCCTCGCCATTTATGCCGGGTTTTTATAATTTTTCTTAATGTTTTCCGCACGTTCTGCTTTTTGGCGTGCTTCTGCTTTACGCTTATTGCTCATGTCGTTACGAATCTGTGCATGACTCATTAACGCGAAGATAAAGGTGCCGCCGCAGATGTTCCCCGCTAAAGTAGGTAGTGCGAAGGGCCAGATGAAATCGCTCCAGTGCAGCGTACCGTTAAACACCAGATAGAGGATTTCAACAGAACCGACCACGATATGGGTGGTGTCACCCAGGGCAATAAGCCAGGTCATCAATATAATCACCACAATCTTTGCCGCACCCGCTGCAGGAAACATCCAAACCATAGTGGCGATCAGCCAGCCGGAAATGATCGCGTTGGCAAACATCTCGCTGGGGGTGTTCTTCATCACATCCATGCCGATTTTGACAAATGCATCGCGAGTTTCTTCATTGAAGATAGGCATATATTCAAATGCCCACGCCGCAATACCTGTCCCGAGAATATTACCCAGCAGCACGACGCCCCATAACCGTATAAGTAAGCCGACGTTGCTCATTGTCGGTTTTTGCATGACGGGTAGTACCGCAGTCACGGTATTTTCGGTAAATAATTGCTGGCGGGCCATAATGACGATAATAAAACCAAAGGTATAACCGAGATTCTCCAGCAAGAAGCTGCCCGGCACACCTTCCAGTTCGACATGAAATATCCCTTTTGCCAGTAACGAAGCGCCCATCGACAGACCCGCCGCAATGGCTGACCACAGTAGCGCCATTGCGTCGCGTTCCAGCTCTTTTTCACCATCCTGGCGGATATGCTCATGAATTGCCATCGCCCGGGAGGGGAGTCGGTCTTCATCTATTTCTATTTTTTTGCCGCGCTCTTTTTCTTCGCTCTCAACTTCAATTTCGTCGCTGTGTTGATCAATTTTGTCGTTGTCCATGGTCTCTTCTCTTGAATTAGCACGTATAGCTAAAGCGTAGCGGCTTTTTTGCTCGCAACTGACGGGAGTTACTCTGAAAATGTAGAAAAGGCTGCGTTTGCCTTTTTCTGTTTCTATAGAATCAAGTAGCCTACAGGGCGGCGATTACCAGGCTATGATCAAATCAGCAAATCAGGGCGTCTGGACATCAGTTGACGTGCTGTTACAATCGCCCACACCTAAACAGGCGGATACGGTATCGTTCCGTCATGGATGGCAAACTGCATAAGCCATAAAAAAACAGGGAGACATTTATGAAGCTTCGCCTGTCGGCGCTTGCTCTGGGAACTACGCTTCTGGTGGGGTGTGCGAGTTCCGGTACAGATCAGCAAGGGCGTTCTGACCCGTTAGAAGGGTTCAACCGCACCATGTACAACTTCAACTTCAATGTATTAGACCCGTATATTGTTCGACCGGTCGCTGTCGCCTGGCGTGATTATGTTCCGCAACCGGCGCGTAACGGTTTGAGCAACTTTACTGGCAACCTTGAAGAACCTGCGGTGATGGTTAACTACTTCTTGCAGGGCGACCCTTATCAGGGGATGGTCCACTTTACCCGCTTTTTCCTGAACACCATTTTGGGGATGGGCGGTTTTATTGATGTTGCAGGGATGGCGAACCCGAAACTGCAACGGACTGAACCTCACCGCTTCGGTAGTACGCTTGGTCATTATGGCGTGGGTTATGGGCCTTACGTCCAGTTACCGTTCTACGGTAGCTTCACGCTGCGTGATGACGGTGGTGATATGGCGGATGGTCTTTACCCGGTTCTTTCCTGGCTGACCTGGCCGATGTCTGTGGGTAAATGGACGCTTGAAGGGATAGAAACTCGTGCGCAGTTGTTGGATTCCGATGGTCTGCTGCGTCAGTCGTCCGATCCTTATATTATGGTGCGCGAAGCGTACTTCCAGCGTCATGATTTCATCGCTAATGGCGGCGAACTCAAACCGCAGGAAAATCCGAACGCACAAGCGATTCAGGATGATTTAAAAGATATTGATTCTGAATAAGAAACAAATAAAAAAGGTGAGTCGCAAAACTCACCTTTTTTGTTGTTATCCCTCAATTACCACAAGTAAAAGGAGATAAACCGACAATGACCCGGACGTAATGATGTAAAAATACTGATGTTCGTCACTGACTATTTCCGATATTCAGGCGTTGAAAAATCAAAAAACTGGAAAAATAATTTTAAATATCATCAAAATTAACACCTGGCGCAGATAGTTGATTAATTTCATTTTGATATTTCGCCTGGCGATTTTGAAGTCTTTTTTCAACGTTATCTTCGAGATCCTTAAAGTCTTTGTATTTATTTTCAGGATGGTCAACGTCAACTTTGTTAGCGAATAAATTAGAAATTATTTCTTTTACATTATCGCGTCTAAATTTTGCATCGTCCACTTGAAAATTATATCTTATTGCTCGACCTAAACGTTTAAAAACATCGTTAGGTTCTCTCAGTCTTTCCCCGTTGAGCTCGTTTATAACCTGATGATCGGAACCTGTTGCAAATGATTCTGCCAT